ATCTGTTACTCTTCTAACACTCCCACCTTCAACTTGTTGGTAGTCTTTTTGTTGAGAAGAAGGTAACTGATTTATAGTAGGGTCAGGTAAAGCATTATGATGTTGACTATTCCAAAAATTTACTGGGGGAAGATAATATGATATAGGAGCATCAGTTGAAGATACATTTTGCTGTCCAATTATAGTTATAATAGTTACCATCTCTCCTATCAAAGGATATAATTTTAAGTTAGAAAGGATAGATTTGGCATTACTAACTACACTTTCATCATTAGCTCCTGGGTTAGAGATAGATTTAAAAAATATAGTCCCAATTGAATTCCATCCCCCATAAGATTTAAATTTAGGATGGGATGAATCTAAAATTATACCAGTTACTCTAACTGAAAATACATTAGGGCCTGTTCCTAAATTGGTGGGGGTTTGAGATGAATAAGTTATATTTTTAAATCCATATCTTTGATTTCCAACACTCATTTGTTATCTCCTTTTAACTTATCTAACTCATCTAATAGCTGTTGCTTTTCTTCATCAGAAATACCTAATGAATCTTCACCTGTAGGAGTAGCTAAACTTCTTTGAACTAAAGCAGCCATCTTAACTAGAATGTCATCATTTTTAACTCCTAACTCCATATACTCTTTAATTAGAGGAACAACCAAAGTAGCATCACCAATGTCTTCAATTAAAGGTTTAAGCTCAGCAATTAAGGCACTAATTTGTGCCTTTTTTTGCTGCTGATTATCATAAATTTCAGATAAAATATCTGAATATTTTTTTTTGCCAAATATTTTTTTATCAAATTGACTCATATTTATTTTATTTATAAATATTCCTCCTTTTCAAAATTAGTATACCCATTTTCAAGATAAAAAAGATAATGTTCTTGGAATAAATCTGATAACTTACTAGCAATTCTAGTTATTTGAGGAGTAGTAGCATCAGTCATTTCTCTTAAGTATATGTAAATAGCTTTTTTATTAAAAATATCCAACCCATCACGTTGAGAAAATACAGTTAATATAGCATCTGCAATCTTAAAATCATTAGGTTTGGGGAAAAGATCTATTAAATGATCAAAGTAATATTCAACATACTCATCTAAAAAATTAGATAAACGGTCTTTATCTAAACCATCATCATCAATCTCATAAGTATAATTTGAATCATGATGTAACTCTTCTGAAGGGATGCTGTCAATTTTCTTTTTGTAGTTTTTATTGTTATTAAGAATGAGATAGTTTTTAGCTATTGTACCAAAATAAGAGTATGCTTTAGCTCCTTTTTCGGGATTAAATTTATGCATTTTTTCTAACAAGAAACAAATAACTTCATGCTGTAAATCCTCAATATTTTCCACTTCTGTATAGTAAAATTTATAAGTGTGAATAATATTCTCTGTTAGTTTAAAAAAAGGATAGTGAATTTTAGTATGATAAAGCTTCTGCTTTTCTTCCTCTGAGGTTGAGTTATTATATGCTATGATAGCATTTTCTGTCTCTTGTGTAAAATATACTTTCCCCGCCATGTTTAGTTTTTTAAGTTAAAGTTGTCAAGTAGGTTTTGCAACTCTTTAATTTGTTCAAAAAACCATCCAATCTCATCATCACTTTTAAAAACTCCCCTTTCATCTATTTCATTTAGTTTTTCTCTAGAGTAAACTAAAGATTCTGAGAGTTCCTCAGTAAAGTTTTCATAGACTGTGGTAATTTCTTCTAATTTTTCATTCTTCTTTAGAAGGTTGAAGGTTGTGTATCCTAAGATCACAACCAAACAACCTAGTATAACAATTGTAGTTATCATAGACTATCTAAAATACTTTTTAAATTTGGATTTTTCAAATTACTCAATGCTTTATCCTTTGAAGTAGTAGTTTTCTTTACTTCTTTCTTAGGAGCATCTTTTTTGTATTTTGGAAACCACTCTTTTTCAAACTCAATTCTAGCTGCCATCAAATCTCCTTGATGTACAATGTAAGGAAGTGAAGTTCGTGGTTTATTTTCTGGGATGTAAGACATGAAGTACTTTTTATTAGCATCATCATACAAACCATCATGAGTTTGAATAGTTATCATCTCATTAAATGTATACTGAATACCATGTGATTGAAGAAGAAACAAACCTCTGTCTGGGACTGAAGCAAATGGGAGTTTATCATTGAATTTATAATCTTCTTCTAATTTTTCTCGCCTCCATTTATCATCTTGTGGGATGTAAGACTCATGATTTTCATCTCCTATCTTACCTAAATCATGATTAATGGCTGAAAATACTAACTCTTCAAGTGTGTAAGTGGAAGTATCAACTCCCATATCAGCCCATACATCATTAATTTTAAAACAACATTCTACTACTCGATTAACATGATCTACATAACCTCCTGGAAATGCATTGTGGTATTCTTTTTTATGGGCAGCAGGCATCATAATAATACGCTCCTCATATTTTTTATAGAAGGCAAGAAGTTTTTCTTTTCTTTCTCCTGTGATCCAAGTATTAATGTTAGATAAAAATACTTCCCAATTTGCTTGAATTTGTTCTGCTGTTAACATATTAAACTTTGTTAATTTCACTTCCTGAAAAATTCTCACGAGCTACATAAGAACGAACTTCATTATTTAATTCTTTAGTAGCTTCAAGTAATTGAAGAATATCTCCGGGCACTCCTCCTCGTTTGATAAGAAAATCTAACTTACGAATGTTCCCATCAATAGCATCAAGTTTTTTGTTAATGGTTTCTCTATACTGCATAATTATAAATTTATTAATGAAACTAATATAATAAGAAAGAATTGGAAAGACAAGTTATTTTATAACTTCCTTTATTTGTTTTAGAAAAGCACACTTTTCATAGTGTTCTAAGTTTTCAAAAAACTTTCTTGAGTAGTCTAAGAATTTAATTAACTCATCTGAGGAATTTTCTTGGATGATTTCTCTGTCAAGTTTGTTTATGGTATCAAGCTTGTTTAAATAGTAAAAAGCTCTAACATTAGCTACATACTCAGCTAAGTCTTCTTCATTAGTGTCTGAGTCTCTTAAGACTTGGGAAAATGAAGGTGTAATGGCTGATTTAAGAATATTATTAAGATCATTTTGTTTTTGGTGAATTTTGATAAACATTTTAAGTGAATACAAAGGATGCTCTTCAAAATTTAAATGGGCTTCTTTCTTTGCATCCCCACTACCAAACAATCCAAAAATTTTATTAATATCCATTATCAATAAATACTAAAAAACCCCACTTTAATATAGTGGGGTCTTTTTTGTTAATTAAGTCATAATAATAATATCTAGATACCAAATGGTGTTACCCTATTCTAATCGGCTTGTTTCTCTTTTACAATTTCAATTAGTTTTCTAAGGCAAGCGTCTTGGGCTTCTTCGTATGAATAAACCCCATCATCATACCCTAATTCTTTACTGTAAGAATCTAATATTTCAATATGAAATGCTTGACCTGAGATATAATCATCAGGATAGTTAATTTTAGGTGATATGTTTGAGAATAAATTATACTTCTCTCTAAACCATCTAAACGCTTGTTGGAATAGTGGTGCTATAGTAACTTCACTAAGATGTATTTTATAGTAAGTTCCATAATTACCAGCCAATTTACCTTCAGAATTATAACTACAAAAACAGCAATAATCAAATCCTAATTCCTTCAAAGCTAACGCTTCTTTGTATGGTACAAATTCATTTTTCATTTTGTAAATTTTTTATTCCCCAAACCAATAATAATCGACTAGTCTCATTAGTAATATTGAAAAATATTTTTTCATATATCTTCTATTGCGGTTTTAACAAAACCAATTGTAAAGACAAAAAGTCAAACATATAAGTTGGATAATCATACCACCCATACCCAACATATACCAAGGTATAATACAACCATACCAAATGGGGGATTTATAAGGTTGGTTGTTTTTGATTAAATCCTTTTGTTTACTAAACCAATACCTTAATACTACACTTAACGATTTTAACATAACTATTAAATTTAAATATTTTAATCTTCTCAATCTAACCCTTAAATATAATGAGATTTCTTTATTTAACCAAATTCTAAGTCAAAAAAAGAGGAATGTTTGATGACATCCCTCTCCTCGGTAGCGGATTCTGTTTGTTACAACAGAACCATTATTTTACTCCGTTATTACAACCATACGCGTAGTGCCATTTTTGTAATAAAATATTAAAGGTACATTATATTGTATCTCTATTTCTTGCCCCAACATGTTAGTTACCCTCCATGGTGGTTTTACTCTAGTATCGTCTTCATCTATGGTTTCTATTGTGGGTTTTGGATCTTCAATACTTAGTAAATTGATTTCAGAACACCAAGCAAATTCCCCACACCCAACACACCAACTGAATCCATCTATCTGAATCAGGTAAGTTTGACCTGGTATAGCATCATATATTGCTATATCCCATTCTTGTCTTGTAGGGTCATAATCATTAACTCCTGCCCATTCTGTAGAATCTATATTTCCTGGTACTAATTCTGTCATCCAATAACAAGGTGTTCCAAATACTAGTTGTGCATTATCACAAGTGTTACCTTCCCATAACATCATCTGCCACCCCTCAAGAGGACCAAAATTTCCATTAACAGGACCTGATGTACTTGTACATGAACCATTTAATATTTGTAAACACATATAACCATTACCATCAAGTGGGTATTCTATATACCCCCATATATCATAATTAATTGAGGTGCATGGGAAATTAAAAGGCCCCACATCTATATCCATGTAAGGGTCTGTGTATAGGTTTGTAGATACACCTGCAGGAGTACCTGGGTGGAAATCAAAATTAGCTGTATCGTTACAGAAGGGAATTATAGTTTGTTCGGGCATTGATGTAAGATTAATAACATCAAAACATGTATTACCCCAATATTGTGAATGGGATAACAGAGGTATTAATAATACAAGTAGTGTAAATAATAAATTTCTCATTATAGGATGGGTATTTTATTATAAATAGATAAAAAAAGGCGAACTGTATGTTCGCCTTAATGTTTTTTGAAAATAGTATTTTTATTGGCCTAAACCTTTCACAACTGTGGGTATAATTCCATACATGTTATTATCCCCAAATGGTGATTTACCGTGGGCTTTGAATCCTTCCCACATCAATCCCTCATTCTCAAGTCGTTTCAATTCTAGCATTTTAGGTGATGATAAGAGGTCTTTGGGTTATGACTCCAACGCTCTAACCAACTGAGCTATAAGCGCAAATAGTACCCTCGACAGGATTCGAACCTGTGACCCTCTCATTAGAAGTGAGATGCTCTATCCACCTGAGCTACGGGGGAATGTTTTTGTAAGCAAGGAGAGACTTGAACTCTCATGTAACCAATTACTCTTTCTACAGGATATAAGCCTGAGGAGATACTTGCCCAAATAGTAGCGCTGGCCGGACTCGAACCGGCACGAACATGCTGTTCAACAGATTTTAAGTCTGTCGTGTCTACCTATTTCACCACAGCGCCATTTCATCACCAACTATTGACCTTTGGGTTATGACTCCAATGCTCTAACCACCTGAGCTATCTCGCTAAAAAAGGGGGGCCAAAGCCCCCCTAATGGATAGTCTATTAAGTTCACATTTACCTTAATAGAAAGTGATGACCAGTCAAGTTGTGAATCTTACTTTATGCGGCCTGCCACAGGTATCACTTGCTTCTATTCTAGTTGGTAGCAGGAATAGGAATCGAACCTATACACTCCTGGAGTTAATGGCTTATGAGACCATCGAGGCATCACCACCAGCCTTCATCCCTGCAATAATTTCTTTTTTTCTCAATCTTATACCCTAAATATAACACCCTTTTAGAAGAAAGCCAAACTTAAGTAAGTCTTTTTGAAATTTCTTTTATTTGCTCTTCTTCCTCAAGAGTTAGTTGGTGTCTATTTTTAGATAGTTTTTGGATAATTTCTACCCACTCATCATCTTTGTAAGTTTCTGAGGGAGGGAAGTCATTAGTTTCAGGACCTTCAATGTATCCATCTTCTTTTAACCAATCAACTAAAGAATTCTTCTCAGAGGATGAAAGGTCATCATAAACTTCATCTAAGTCTATATCTACTCTAATGTAAGGCATAATTTTTATTTTTAAAATGGTAAATTATCTGTTTTTCCTTCATTGAAAAATTCATCTAGAAATTCTTTAGGGTAAAGCATTACTTTTCCTGAGTATGTTTTAGTATGGACTTCCCTTGTTGTTACTGTTGTTTTTGATTTTTTAGCTGCTTTATAGACTTTATCTCCAAGTGATGATCCAGCTGGTTTTCCTAAATATTCAAATAATGATACCATAATTTTATTTTAAAATGAATTGGGGGTTTCGGGTCTTTCAGGGTTTCTGGTTAAGTGCAATGGGTGACGCCTTCCTACTCTAAACCCTTTTTCGGAAATTAATACACTCTACCTCTTAACTACAGCTTCACTCACCCCCAATTCTTTAATTAAATTGCAAATTCTTTAGCAACTGAAAATAATTTTTCATTTACTTTAAGATCTTGACGGAAGTTTTTAATTTTACGAGCTTTACGAAGTCGAGTACCTGAAATATACTCAAAATCTCCTTCAACAATTTTCTCTTGAATTACATTAAACACACTCCAGAGATTATCTCCTTCATCTTCTTTACGGACTGGTTTTAGAAACTCATCAAGATCAATTTGATAGATTTTATCTACTTTTTGTTCTTTTTGAACATCAAATCGAGTTTCAAGAGCTTTACGAGCCAAATCATACTTTTGTTTTTCAGCCAACTCAGTATTCTTAAACTTATTCATACTCTCAATTGTAAGTGGTAGTTGCTCAACAATATTTTTAATTGTTTCTTGAAGTGTTTCAAAATTATACCCCATGTGAGTAATACGCAACTTACCAAATTCAGCATCTGCTACTACCAAACCATTTGAGCAAACCAAACGATATAACCCACATTGGAATTTAAATGAATTCTTTCCATCATGTGAGTTAGTAACAATTACTTGAGGATAAACTGTATCACCATCTTTTCCTTCAACAACAATGTCAGTGTTTCGGAAAGTTAGCATGTGTTTTTGAGTTCCTACATACTTACGAGCTTTAACTTCTTTAGCATCAACAACTCCCCATCCTAACTTCTCCATATCTTCAATAATCTGATAAGTTGGAATGTGGGTGTAGTACTTAGAAACATCTTGACTTGGCTTAGTAGTGTAAGCTGAAGGGCAAGCTTTTTTAATTTCCTCTGTTGACATAAACTTCATGTCTTTTGAGTAGGTGGCCATTAAATCTTCCATATAACTAATTGTTTTTTTAATTTCTTATATCATAAATATAACATTGATTGACCCGGAAGCCAAACTTAACAGGAAAAGACTTATGATCTGAGAGCTTCAATAATTCCTAGTGTAATAAAAATAGGCTATAAAGCTATAAGCATTAGTTTTTCTGGAATAGTGAAGTGTTGACCACCTTTAGTATCTATAATCCAGGCAAGGAATACGCCAATAAGAAAGTAATAAATCATCTATAAAATTTTAGTTGGATCCCATAGTCTAGTTGAGTCATGTATACAATAGATTCCATTAGCTTGAACTTGTTTATCATTCCAACCTCGAGCTCTCAATCCTTTATTGTAGATTAGTTTAGTAATTGATATAGGCCCAAATGGTTCGAAGAAGAAGTTACTAAAGAAATCCCTGGAAGCCAATCTAGATAGGCAAAAGTCAATAAGTTTTTTAGAAGCTCCATCTCCAGCATAAATTAGATGATCATCAAATGTATAGCAATACTCTTCTTCTTTATCCCAAATGTAAGGTCTCACACATGAAATCCACTCAGGATTATTATCAGACATGAAGTGATTAGGCCAATAAGCTTTATTGTAGAAAGTAGTAGGTAAATCATTTAATAACCCATCCACCCCTACTTTCCATCTAATGTCAATGTCAGAGTATACCCCAGGGTAATAATGAAGTACTAAATATTTAGCTAGATTTACTCTATTAACTAGATTAAGTTTTTGATATATATCTAATATGTTATATAACTTAGCTAAATGTTCTATATCAGCATCTTGAAATAATCTAACGGAGTGATGTGAGTTGAGATTTACTGTGGTTTTATAATTTTTTATAAAAGAAGAGGGGACATTGCCCCCTATCCATACAAAACTAATATTCATATTTTTTAATTTTATTGAATTTCTATACCGTACATATTATACTTAACACCTCTTCTCACTACAAAAAAACCAAACCCTTCTTGAAAGTACTTACCATCAGGTAATTCTCCATCCTCAACTAACTCATCTACAATTGGCTTCTCACCTTCTGGGGGTAAAGAAAGAAAACCAAAAGTCCCAATTGATACTAAATAACATCCTACTGATCCCTCAGGCACATAAGTTGCTCAATAATAAGTTCCTGGATCTAATTGAAAATCTATAGTGTAAATCAATTGATTTGCCAACCCAGTTGTAGACATGGGTTCCACAGTTAAACAGGTCTAATTAGTATCCCATATTACATCACCACAGTTATTCAGTAACAAACCGTATATGGGCGCAGGCAAACCAAGAGAAGTCATTTGAATTGTGACAGGTAAATCTGTTGCCTCAAATTGAAGAACTTGAGATACAACCCATGTTTGTCCATTTTCACATGAGGCTGTTTGGGGAGGGAAAGTAGAAGGAAAACACCCTGAATATGCTCCAATTGGAAATACCAGGGTGTCAATGGCACATTGTGAATAAAGTGAAGTACTTAAGGTAAGTAATAGTATAAAGAGAAGATTATGCATTAATCTAATGAACCATATTCACCTCTACCCATACGATTAGCAAAGTCTTGGCTTTTCTTGGTACGGTATTGGATATAGAAAGGATCATTGGCCTCTGTAGGTTTTACACCAAAGTAACCATTCAATTCATAAGATTCAACAGTTTCGCCTTTAGCTTCATATTGCGATGTTACATCACGCACAATATTAATGATTTGTCGACGTTTGGTATCATTGAGGTCTTTAAATTCTTCATCCGATGGATTGAAAACAGATGTATCAGACTGTACCTTAACACTCTTAACTGTATCAGGGATATTCATGATAAGCTTTTCAAACTCTTTGAGATCACCAGTTTTCCCCGCAATATTGGAAGTAATGGTTTTTCCATTAATAATGGAAGTAGCCATTTTCACTTGCTCATTTAATACTCGAGAAATTTCTTCTCGGATAATTTGACGTAATTGTGATTGTTTCATTATCCTATTAATTGATTATAATTTTTCATATTTAATACACCTCCATCTAAGCCTAACTTAATAGCATTTTCAGCTACGTTGTGGAGATCCATATCGGTTTGGGCATCTTCTCTTGCGTATTCTAACAAACGAATAAAAAGTGGCACATCCATTGTTATAGTATCCACCTTATCACCTTCATCACCCTCATTTAATTCTTTATAAGAACTTAAAATATCACTAATATCTTCAGGGATTTCCTCCCAATCAACATTAACATAAGCTTCAGCATACTCAGGGCCTTCATCATCATCAACAGACATTAACATATCTTTTTTAACAAAATTAGGAAGTTCTTCCCATTTTTGAGATAAACTTCCTTCATATAGGAAATCTCTAAAATTATCTAAGTAATTTTTATCCTTCATA